GATAAAAAATTAGTATTTAATTATTATGATATTATTAACATGATAAAATTAAGAATTCTTGCAAAACTTGAATCATATAATCTTATTACAAATAGTATTACATATGATGATAAAATAAGTAAGTTAAAATTAATGGCTGAAAATATTATTAATGAAATGTTGACAGAACTGTATGATATAAATAAAAAATATCTCTATTATAATAACTATAATAATAGTACTAAAATACTTACTAAAAATAAAGTATTAGAACATAATATCTTTAATTCTAATAATGAATATATAAGAAATACTGTTCCCTTTGATGCTTCATATACTTATGTACTTTGATCACCAAGACATCACAATATTTTTAATTATAATAATGAATATATAAGAAATACTGTTCCCTTTGATGCTTCATATACTTATGTACTTTGATCACCAAGACATCATGATATTTTTAATTATAATAATGAATGTATAAGAAATACTGTTCCCTTTGATGCTTCATATACTTATGTACTTTGATCACCAAGACATCATGATATATTATTATGGATTATAGTTAATAATTTATTTATAGTATATAATATATAATAATGAGTAAATATCAAATTGTTAAAGGTTCTGAGTTTTATCCAAATTTAAATGATATTGATATGAATGAACCAGTTAATATATATTTTTATCAATTAGCATTATTTGGTGATAATAAAACAACAACAACAAACCCAAAAATATGTAAAGAAGGAGGTATTTATAATGTAAGAGCGTATAAATTTAAAGGTATTGGTTCTACAGGCATAGGTGGCAGTTCTGGATATAGTAATTGTTTATATAAATATGATATTATTGATATACGTGATTATAAAATTACCAAAAATAAACTTGATAAATTTGTTGAAAAATTAGAAAAAAAGAAAAATAGTAATGATACTGTAAGAAATTGTAACGAGTCAGTAAATAATATTAAATATAAAAATATTTCAAATAATGAGGAAAATAAATTATCAAACATAGTATATAAATATAAATATTATCCTGTATATAATTTTGATAATACACCACCACCTCATGGATATGAAATAAATGAATGTACTTCCGATTTATTAAATTAAGATGCTCTTATAATACCACCTCATGGATATGAAATAAATGAATGTACTTCCGATTTATTAAATTAAGATGCTCTTATAATACCACCTCATGGATATGAAATAAATGAATGTACTTCCGATTTATTAAATTAAGATGCTCTTATAATACCACCTCATGGATATGAAATAAACGAATGTACCTCTGATTTATTAAATTAAGATGCTCCTATAATACCACCTCATGGATATGAAATAAATGAATGTACTTCCGATTTATTAAATTAAGATGCTTTTATAATACCACCTCATGGATATGAAATAAACGAATGTACCTCTGATTTATTAAATTAATTGTAACATGTCATATTACACATCCAATGGTTCAATTGGTTGTAATATACTTTTACTGATCAAGAGAATATAAAGTAAATAAGAATATATAAAAGTGTTATTATTATAAAAGATAATCCAATATAAAAAATACTATCAATATTTAACCTATTAAAATTATATTCCTTACTTTTAAATTTAGAGATAATTATTATCCATGTATCTTTTATATTAAATAAAATATTTTTTAATGATAATTCATATGGTTTTGGTACTTTATTAACAATATTATTTAAATCAGTTGTTTTAAGTTCTTGTTCATATAATCTTTTTTTATCTTGTTTTTGTATATATTCATCAAATTCTTTATTAAATAAATATGCATCAAAATATTTTCCTCTATTATCATACATTCCTGTTTTACTCATTTTAGTTATAATTAAATATATTATATATAATTATAAAAAGTTGCTTATTATCTCTTAATACCAAAGGCACTTATAGACAATAAATAAAATTGATATTTATATGTAATAAGTAATTATTATAAATAATAGTGTATAGTGTATAGTATATAATATATAATAAAATGATTTATATTAAATGTCCATCATGTGGAACTATTCTTGGCAATAGACAACCTGTATATATTAAAAAAATAGATGAAATAGAAAATAATAAAAATATAGACGAGGATACAAAGGCAGAACTAAAAACTAAAATTTTTGAATCAATTAAAATTGAAAACTATTGTTGTAAAATGAGAATTTTAACATTTAAAGATCTTAATAATATAATTAAGTAATAATTACACGAAGAGCATTAGAATGTATCAGTAAACCTTTTTTTGTTATTTTAATATAAAAGATAAAGATATATATTATAATAAGAATGGATTTTTTTAATGACTTATTGAATAAATATAAACAAATGATTACTACTATAGACGCTAATAAAATTGAAATATTAATTATTAATGATATTAATTATAATAAATTAGATATAGTAGAAAAAGAGGTTTTAATTGATATAATAAAGAACTCTTATATGCAACCGATGGCCTCTACAGCCCCTACTCCATCCATAGCCCTCACAACATCGACAGCGTCGACAACCCCGATAGCACCCGTACGTAAAAGTGCATTTGATTTATCAAAAGTAAAAAGTATAACTTCTGCCTTTGCATCATCTGTGTCATCCATCAACACAAATGTAACTGGTGTAATTGAACCAATTACGCAAGAATGTTGGGAAAAGTTAACAGACATATTTAATAAATTATGTTTAATAGTATCACCTGATCAACGTACACCTGAATGGCTTGCTATGAGAAAGGGTATAATATCGGCAACAGGTTGTGGTTCTGTATTAGGATTAAATAAACATGAACCAGAGTATTCATTTATTTATACAAAAGTATTTGGTTCTACATTTACACCAAATGAAGCATGTTATCATGGTACCAAGTTTGAAAATGCGGTAAGATTAATGTATGAATTAAACTATGATGTAAATGTACGTGATTTTGGTTTAATTGTACACAACCACCATAAATTTTTAGGAGCAAGTCCTGATGGAATTTGTGGTCCATATAAACGTGATGGTAAAACAAAATCGGATGCAGTAGGACGAATGGTAGAAATTAAATGTCCAAAGTTAACAGGTAGAAGAATAAAATTTACAGGTGAATTAATAGGTGAAATATGTCCTGTTTATTATTATTGGCAGGTGTTACAACAATTAGAATGTTGTGATTTACCTGAATGTGATTTTGTTCAATGTGTAATTGAAGAATATGATTCAAAAAATGATTATCTTATGGATAGTGGTGGTATTAAAAATGGCATTACAGCAGATTATTATAGTAAAAAATCAAGTTTAGAAAAGGGAGTATTAATTGAATTAGTACCGTCATCAATAGATGGTGAAGTTGTGGGTGAAGTACTATATGAAAAAGCAACATTTATTTATCCTCCAAAAATAGATATGACAAATAGTGAATTAGATGAATGGATATCATTAGAATTAGATATACCAAGAAAAGATGTAAGAATAAATAGAACTATATATTGGCGTATGTTAATATCAAGTAGTACACTTATTAAAAGAGATGCTGTACTATTTAATAAAAATTTACCAAAATTAAAAGAAGCATGGTCATATGTTGAATTTTTACGTAATAATACAGATATTGCTAATGAATGGAAAGAATTTGTTGATAGTATGCCAAGAAAATATAATGATAAAATTATGGCAAAATTAATATCATTGGTTAATCAATAACTTAAAAATTGATTTTATATAAATATGAATGATTATATTTATTATAACTTATTTAGTGATTACAATGAAAGTAAAGCCATCACAAGAAGATATTGATAAATTGTATAAAAAGTTAAAATTTAAATTATTTACATTAAAAATATATGATAATAGTAAGTATTATATTGATAATGAAACAAGTTTAATATGGGATGAAAATAAAGATATTGTTGGTATTTATAATAATAGATGTCAATTATTTGACGAAGATACTAAAATAATTAATAATATTATATCATAATAATAAAAATATTTTTTTAATCTCTAAATAAAATAAAATATAATTATAAAATATATACAATGTCATCAGTTCCGATTAATACAAACATAAATATAAAGGATGTCATGCCTTCTAAAGTAGAAGAGACAAAATGCGGTCCACATATTAATTTTGAAAATGGTTCATGTATATCACTCGAATTATTAATAGATATGGCAAAAGCATATAATAAATATTGCATTGAAAATAAGAAGAATCAAGATATAATACCACTTAATAATACAATGAATACATTAGAGCCATCTAAATACAAAATACATTTATTATATAATTTTAAAAAAAGATTTTCAGGATCGCAAAAAAATTGGATAAAACAGGAATTTATGAGTTTAATGAGTAAAGATAATCGTTATGAATTAGAAAATAATACATTTCGTCCAATGGGTCCAAGTGGTCAATTTGAATGGTTATCAACATTAGATATTAATAAAACATTAGCACAATATGAAAGCAAATACCATGATTTTAAATTTTTAGGTGCTGTTCCAATTGATTTCAATGATTTAGACTATTATCCATTTAAAAAAATGAATTTTAAGGAATTTCAAGAGAATAATATTAATCGCATAGGTGTTATATATAATTTAGACAAACATAATCAAGGTGGTTCACATTGGGTAAGTTTATTTGCTGATTTTAAAAATAAACAAATTTATTTTAGTGATTCATATGGTACACGTCCTCCACAAGAAGTTAAAGATTTTATGAATAGAATTAAAAATTATATAGTAAGTAATGGACACAGTGAAAAAGATATAGATATACGACATAATCCAACACCACATCAACGTGGTAATTCAGAATGTGGTGTTTATTCAATTAATTTTATTTTAAGATTATTAAAAGGAAAAGGATTTGATCATATAACAAGAAAAAGATTAGATGATAAAAAAGTTAATAAATGTAGAAATATATATTTTGAAAAAACACATATTATAAACTAAGTAGTAACCTATTACATTTATAATTCAAAAGTTGGAAAAGTAAGTAAAAATATATGTAAAATAAATCATGATAAAAAGTTTATAACAAATTCGTGTTTATTTTCAAAAAAGAAATTGTAAGAATTATTATATTTAATTATATCAGTAGTTGTTTTATAAAATTTTATAATTATATGATCAATTTCTTTATTTTTTTCTGTATATATATTTTTTAATTTTGTAATTGTTCCATTATC